GAAGAAAAACCTCAAATGATGTCAGATACTTTTAAGAGAGTATCTCATATTTTGGATAAAGAAAATATTGATTATGATAAAAAAGTAATCATAGAATTGGTAAAGAATTATTTTCCTGATACTAGGAGATTGCTGAATGCACTGCAGAGTTACTCTGTAAGCGGAAAGATTGATTCTGGTATTCTTGCAAGTTTTTCTGATGCAAATATTGATGTTCTTATTAAAAACCTAAAAGATAAAAACTTTTCTGAAGTAAGAAAATGGGTTATTAATAATATTGATAATGATTTTGGATTATTGTTTCGGACAATTTATGATGCTTTATATGAGGCACTAGAAAAAAATAGTATTCCTGCTGCTGTTTTGATTATTGCAAAATATGATTATCAATCCGCCTTTGTTGCAGATCAGGAGATAAATATGCTTGCGTGTTTAACCGAACTAATGGTGGAGTGTAAGTTTAAATGAACTTGAAGACAGCAAAAAAATTGATGGCAAATGTTTCTTATAGTCAAAGTAGAAACAGAGTAAATAATCGTCCAGTCAAAGAAATTCTTTTGGATGAAGGTTTGTTGATTAAAAAGTTTGACGAGCAAGATGGAAAATGTTATTGGTCTGGTTTGCCTCTTAAAGAGGAATATAACTACATCAAACATCATCCACTAGCAATTAGTGTTGAGCGTCTTGATAATCAACTTGGATATACTTATGAAAATACTGTTCTGACTAGAAGATTATATAATCTTGGTAGAATGGCGTTTCCCGAGGATGAGTTTAGAAAGGTCTTAAAAGAAATGAATACCGAACTAATGGTGGAGTGTAATTTCATATGACCTACGATTCAGTTTTTGTTTCTGATGTCCATTTAGGAACTGATAGATGTAATATAAAGAAATTTTTGAGATTTTTGGATCAATTAGATACTAAGCAATTGGTTTTAGTTGGGGATATTTTTGATATTGAATGTATGCAAAAATATGGAACTAGATGGAAAAAGCAACATACCAAAGCAATTCATAAAATATTTCAACTTGCAGATTCTGGAGTTAATATAGTTTATATTCTTGGAAATCACGAAGGTGAATTGCGTAGGTATGTTAATTTCAAGCACAAAAATTTTATAATGTCTGATCAATATATCTACAGGACCAATAATGGTAAAAAATATCTTTGTGTTCACGGAGATAAGTATTCAGAATACTCTTCTGGATCTTGGAAACAATTATGCTTTAATAAGGGATATGAATTAATTACACCATTGAGTATTTGGTTAAATAGATTTTTTAGATTTTCATTAGTTCATTTTTTGAAGAATACTGTTAATGGTCGTAAGTATATTGCAAAATATGAAAATGATCTAATTGAATTTTGCACTAAAGAAGGAAAATATAGTGGAATAATTTGTGGACACATTCATCACGGAAATATTAGATGCAATGGCACTGTAACTTATATGTGCTGTGGTGATTTCGTTGATACTTGTTCTGCTATTGTTGAAAAAAATGGAAAATTTAAGTTTGTAAATTATTAAAGTGAAACTAAATTATAAAAACTTAAAAAAGAATCGTGTTAAAACGACTCCAGAAAACGTCCGAGAGGCAAATGAAGGACTTTTTCGTGCTATAATGAACTTGCCCGATGCTGCAGACCATTGTGGTATGACGCAGAAGGAAATGAAACTTACTTTTTTTGAGTACTTAAAGTATCATCCTATTGATTATGAATATTGATTTTGATCGAATTAATCTTGAAGAATTTTTTGGTTGTGTTAATGCAACTAATACAAAGCAAATGAAGTCCAATACATTTAAGACCTTTAGGACATATTTGCAAGAAAAATCATTTGCGAAGTGGAGTGATGATCAGGTTACTTATGTTGGAGATCATAAAGATGGGGTAGATTTTATTGATAAAGATGAAACTCCATATGAAATGAAAGGATCTCTCCGTCTTTTTAATAAGAATGGATCTACAAAAGTAATTACACTTAAAAATTTTCAGAGTGAAAATAAAGTTGTTGAAAAGACTTTTGAGTATATGTTTCTTGTAGATACTGAGAATATGTCTATTGCTTATACAGATTGGGATACTGTTGAAAAGCGTGTTTATTTTACTCCCAAATCACCTGCGGCAAAAGTTAAATTTCTTCCTGGAGATTTTACAATGCTGGCAGAAAAAGTTACTCCAGCACCAAAAAGCATTACTTCTGGGCAAATCCTTGAAAATCTTGAGAGGATTCTTTGATGGCAACTCAAAAGTCTCTCAAAACTTGTTTAAGGTATCCTGGCGGCAAGAGTAGAGCAGTCGCCAAAATGGATCCTTACTTTCCAGATCTTCGCAACTATGAGGAGTTTCGTGAACCCTTTATTGGTGGTGGAAGTGTAGCAATTCATATAACTAAAAAGTATCCCAATCTAAAGATTTGGGTGAATGATTTATATGAACCTCTTGTTAATTTTTGGAAAAATCTTCAGTCTTCTGGAGATAATATGAAAGATCTTCTTTCAGATCTTAAATCAAAAAATAATACTCCAGATAAGGCAAGAGTTCTTTTTAATGATGCAAAAGTTTCTATTAATGATAAAAATCAAAATGACCTAGAAAGGGCAGTTGCTTTTTATATTGTTAATAAATGTAGTTTTTCTGGATTAACAGAAAGTTCTTCTTTTTCACCTCAGGCATCTAATTCTAATTTTAGTATTCGTGGAATTGATAAACTTCCAGAATATTCTAAGTTAATTAGTAACTGGAAAATTACCAATCTTTCTTATGAGTTTTTAATGGAAGAAGGGGAAAATGCTTTTGTGTATCTTGATCCTCCTTATGACATTAAGGATAATCTCTATGGGCGTAAGGGATCAATGCATAAAGGATTTGATCACGATAAGTTTGCTACTGATTGTGATGCTTGTAATTTATATCAATTGATTAGTTACAATTCGGATCAATTGGTTAAGGATCGTTTTAAGAATTGGAATGCTGCTGAGTTTGATCTTACTTATACAATGAGATCGGTTGGTGAGTATATGAGAGAACAAAAGACAAGAAAAGAACTGCTGCTATTTAACTATGGAATTGAAGGATTGGTTAAACTCGATTAGAAAAACGAAGAAAAACTTAATTGATGAAGATCCTTCACTTGAGAAGGAATATCCTCCATATATTATTAATAAATGCCTTTCTGGGTATATCGAAACGATTATGCTTGTGAATGAAATAAATCAATACTCTTTTCTTCCTAAAAAAATGCAATATGACTTTTTTATAAATATTGTTAGGAAAAACAAGAGATTTTCTCCTTGGATCCGACAAGATGAAATCAAAGATCTTGAATATGTCAAACGTTATTATGGTTATGATAATGAAAAGGCAAAGCAGGCTTTGAAAATTCTTACAAAAGAACAAATTAATTTTATTAAATCGAAATTTGATACTGGAGGAAAAAATGAGTGTAGTTCGTGAACCTGAGGTTCAGTGGTCACCAGACCAAATGGTTGAAGTTGTATTAAGTGAACCTGATGATTTCTTGAAAGTTCGTGAAACATTGACCCGTATTGGTGTAGCATCAAGGAAAGAAAAGAAGCTCTATCAATCTTGCCATATTCTGCATAAGCAAGGTCGGTATTTTATTGTCAATTTCAAGGAACTTTTTGCATTAGATGGTAAACACGCAAATTTAACTGTCAATGATGTGCAAAGAAGAAATAGAATTATTCAACTTCTTGCTGATTGGGGATTAATTTCTGTTGTCGATGTCAGTAAAATTGAAAATATTGCACCACTAAATCAAATCAAGGTTTTATCTTATAAAGATAAGCAGGATTGGATTTTGGAAACAAAATACAATATTGGTTCTAAGAAAAAAAGGGTAGATGAAGAACAGTAATTTCTCTTAAATGTGGAGATCCGAAAATTAAAGTTCGGTTTTTACCTTTTAAGATTTTTAAGTTTATGGTTAAATACTAGTGGATGCCGAAAGGGTCCATACAATCAAACCTCGCTTAAAAAGGAGTTACTAAAATGACTAACCTAGCACGATATACTGCTGCCGATCTTCCACAATTGATGGATAGAATCACACGCAATAGTATTGGAATGGATGAATATTTTGATCGTTTATTTAATCTTCACGAAACGACATCAAATTACCCACCATACAATTTCATCAAAGTAAGTAATGTTGAGTCTAGATTAGAACTTGCCCTTGCTGGATTTAGAAAAAAAGAAGTTAATGTCTACACTCAAGATGGTAAACTTTTTGTCGAAGGTCAAAAAGAAGATAAAGAAACGGAAACTAACTACCTGCACAAAGGTCTGGCTCAACGGAGTTTTACTAGAGCGTGGACACTCTCTGATGATACGGAAGTTAGATCAGTTGATTTTGAGGATGGGCTTTTAACCGTTGTTTTAGGTAAAGTTGTTCCGGAACACCATAAGAGAAAAGATTGGTTCTAAATATTTAAGTATCGTCGCCGCAAGGGAGTCCCTGGCAAAATCCAGGTTGACTCCCTTCTTTCTTTTTGGTATAATGGGGCATATATTGAAATAATCTATG